GAACGCGGAGATGTCGGTTGTTGTGCTTAGGTCAAGACCACCGAAACACGGCTGTTTGTCCAGTGATTCGAGGTCTATGACTGCGTTGCAAAGCTCCCACTCTTCCATCGGAATGAATGCCTCAGCAGCTTGCGTCCAGATACCCAGTCGCAGTCTGAGAACACCGTTGAGACTCGCGGGGTCTCCCTTGGCTTTGTTGATAGCTTCGCCAAGTTCCTTGACGTTGACTGACACACCCAGGTTCGGGTTCGCTTTGACCCAGTTCGCTGGGTCTTCGAAGTCATCCTCATCATCGAGGCCGCATATCCACGCGAACCATGAGTCATCGGTGTGAATGTCTGACAGAACCTTTTCGCTATAGCGATTCTGTTGACGACATAATGACTCTTCGCCGCTACCCGCCGTCGTGATGGCAATGAATACCGGAGAACGACGTTTGCCCAGTGCGTTCGCCAGCACGTCCCAAAGCTTTCTCGCTTTGAATGACCATGCGTGAATCTCATCGGCGATGATCGCTTGAGGTCTAGGGCCGTCGAGGGAGTCTTCATCGGATGACAGTGGTTGAAACTTTGCACCCGTGTTGCCGGGGATGAACAGACAGTCACGATAAGACTTGATTCGTTTCTTCAGGTCGGGTGATGCTGCGACCATTCGTTCAGCTTCGGCGAATACAATTCGAGCTTGGTCTTTCTTTGTGGCGACTGAGTAGACCTCAGCACCGGGTTCGTTGCTGGCGATTAGCTCGTAAACTCCGAGCGCAGAGGCCAGCATTGACTTCCCATTACCCTTAGCGAGTTCGATATATGCGAACTTGAATCGTCTATAGTCGGTGTCAGCCCAGCGCCAGCCATACAATATCCAGAGCAACGCTTGCTGCCATGGTGCGAGGTTGAAGGGTTGACCCGCCCATTCGCCTTGAGAGTGACAGCAGAATCTTTGAATGAAGTCGATGACGTGCTGACCATGCTTCGGACTGAACTTCAGATTGCGAAGGTGCCCGTCTTGCAAGTCGCGACGATGACGCTCACAGGCGAGTCGCACGAGCTTGCTGGTGGTGAGACTGCCGTTGAGCACGTCACTGATGTATTGCTCGGCTTGATTACTGGGTGACCACGTCATCTATTGCACCCAGATCGGCCATGAACTCAGCGAATGTGTCTTTGGCTTCGGTGGGTGCGGCTTGAATTCTGCTGCGACTGCTCGGCGTCATGCCGAACTCGACTAGGAACTTTCGCATCTGATCGAGCGCAGCATTCGCAATCGTGACGTGGGGATTTCTTAGCGGCGTGTCAGAGTTCTTGAGCTTGATAACAGTGCCGAACTTATCGACACTCTGTTCAGCGGCAACCCAACGCGAGTAAGAAACGCAGTAGGCGGCGAGTGCAGCCCTGTCAATCTTGGTCAGCAGCCCGAGCGCTATAAGCTCGGGAGCTATACGACGCCATTCACGCTTTGCAACTTCGTTCAGATGTGATGGGCACAGAGGTATGCCGGTTGGCTTCGGCTCGTTATTGTTCAGCGGTCGATGCCCTGGGTTGCCTTGTGCTCTGCGTAGAGCGGTCGGTTTGGGTTTACGTCCTGCCAAGTCAGATGACTCCTAATTTCTTTGCATCGTCAGTTCGAATGGGGCCGGTGTAATCGAACGATGCTGTCAGTCGTGACGATGCCGACGTGAATCCTTTTATGCTGCTGGTCTTGCCAACCTTGGCATGTAGCATCGGGGTTGCACGCATGTTCCAATTCTTTGATTTCGCTCGGTGGGTAATCATTGCGGGGTTCGACGTGACTGATGAGTAGGGCTTGCCGGTTGCTCTGAACATCGACGCAACGAACTCAGATAGTGCGTTGCCGATGCCCACGCCCTGATAGTCGGGGAGACATACGGTTCGATGTTCACGCCAGCGTGATGCGGTCGGGTGCGGGAAGTGAAGCACCGCGGTGAACGCGACTGGCTCACTCTTGTAGAGGGCGGCGAAGCACTTGGCTGACTTATTGAGCGACGTGTCTAAATAGTGATGACGCTTGAACCGGTTCCAGAGCGACGTATCACACCTGATGATTTCCAGTTCGATGGGTGGGCGACGACAAAGTGACCTCCACTGAAACTGATTTGTGTGCGGCTCGTATATCCAATCTGGTTGCAGCCAGTCGATAACGTCATAGTGACAACCCACGGCAATCATGCGATGACCAGATAAGCGAATAGACTTCGCTATGGCGGCTGAACCTATCTGTGCGACTGTTCTGTCCACCACACTGGTGAACTCGTCAATGACGAATAGATCGGCGTTCTCAGCCATGGCACGCGCGAGCGTCACACGAAACTGTTCACCGTTGCTGAGACATCTGAAGGGACGCAGCCAGGAGGGTGGGGAACTGAATCCCACTTGAGACAGCATCGCGGTAATCTGCTTTATGCCGAGTGAGCGGGGGAAGTCATCGACAATCGACCTGTCATGTGACCAGTCGAACTGAGTGATGAGCGAGTCACCGAACATCTCACGTGCAAGCGTTGACTTGCCAGACCCGCTGGGGCCGACGATCATGCCGATAGACCACGGTCGAGAATCAATCGGGAGTTCCCCAGACCATTGAACTTCTGACTTGAGAGTCGGCGGGAGTTCGAACATCCCTTCCAGTTGCATGACTCGCGGCGAACGGGTTACAGGGATTGAAACTATGCAATCAAACTTCGACAAGTGAATCCTTCGGCACACAGTCGTTCAATAAGTTCAAGCTGAGACTCTTCAGAGCCGCACTCGACCATCACGCTATAAGTTCCCGTCAGTTCACCTGTCTGGTCGTCTGACACTTCAGTCGAGTCGCCATCGTCCAGCAGCTTGGCAAGCTCGTCATCTGTGAAATAGGGTTTCAGATCCAACTCGTTAGCGAGATTGGCGATGACTTCAGGGTTCCATTCAAAAAACTGACCGCTGCGATTGTCAGCGATGGCAAGCGCCTTGGCTCTGCTGTCTGTCGTCAGATCGAGGTCAGTTCGCTGAACGACTACGAGCTTCGTTCCGTCTGTCTGAACGACTATCGCGTCAGCATCGATGCCGGACTTGAGAGCGGCGTTGACTGTCTTGTTTCCTGCGACGATGACACCGTTCTTATCAACCAAAACAGAGCGACCAGCGCCCAACGTTTTCAGTGAGTGAGTGATGGAGTCGTGACCGCGCTTGCTACCCATGTTGGCATTGTGCTGGTCTTGTTTCAGGTCAGAAATCTTCAATTTGGTTCGTTCCTCTAATGACTTTCATTTCGCGACCGTATACGCGGCTCCCACGTGCGGTCGCGGGCAGGGACGATGCTGGCGGACGAAACACCCCTATCCTTGTCAGTTCGTCACTTCTATCGCTCGGAGAGCGCCTAGACGTGTTTCCCAGCGTCTGGCATGTACCCTGAGCGACTGAGTGACTTGTCTTTCTCAGTCTTGACCCGATGACATGGGCGACATAGCGACTGAAGATTGTCGAGGTCGAGTCTGCGTTCGGGTGAGATGTTCAGCGGGACGCGATGGTCTACATCTTTTGCGGGCGTTACGAACCCAGCAGCGAGACAGTGAGTGCAGAGATAGTTGTCTCGTTTCAATGCCTGTTCTCTGACGCGCAACCAGTCACTGTCATAGCCTCGTGAGGCAGATGAGCCTCTGTATCGGGCTGGGTCTGTACCTGCACTATGGGCTGCACAATAGCGGGTGAAGACTAAGGCAGAACAGCCGATCATGGCGCAGGGCGTGGGTGAAGCAAGCGGCGACATTCGAATCTCTTTGACAAAGGTGGTGTCGATAGTGAGTGATATAACGACACCGAGTGGGAGGAATTGACGACCAAGGGCAGTAGGCCGCACTCACAACACTCATAAGTTATTACTGACGAGGGCGGTGCTTGGGGCACCGCCGCAACGCCATAGGAGAGGAACTAACCTGCCATTTGGTCTACCCTTTTTGCTGGGTTACGCCGCAGTGGCGTGGGTCTCAATAAGTGGCTCTGGTCTAAGCTGGCTCGCTAGCTTGGCTTGTGCTTCGGCTTCCTTTTTTATGCTGCTGCGAATGCTATTTCGAACCGTGCAATAGTCCCTATTTGAATCGCTGGCCACGGCGTAGATGGTTTCACCTGCTCGAAACCGTCTCAGGAAAGAAGCCTTCTCTTCCCGAGAACAGGGCACTTTAGGTTTGCGATCCGCGTAACGTGATTGTCTGTTTTGACGAATCATGTCGGCGCTGTTATCAGCCTTGGAGCCTGTCGCCATGTGCCGTACATTGGTACAGGCGGGTGTCGAACAGACAACATGCCGAATACATGTATCGGGTGGGATAGGCCCATTCTTCTGTTCCCAGGCCCAACGATGTGCGGAGACCGTATGTCTAGTACCGTCTGCATCGTATGTTTCGAACATGCCATAGCCTGGTTTGCCTTGTCGGGCTTGTCCTGTTCGGGTAAAGATGTGACAGCAGTTGGGATTGTATTCTTTGCTTATCAAATCGTTGAAGCGTTGGCGATTGGTGCGGGTGGTACGTGGTCTACTCACTGATCTATCTCTCTTATTGAGGAAATAGACCGTCTAGCGGTTCAATGATTGTGAAGGCTATAGCAGCCCTTCACATCACCTTATTAGTATCGAATGTGGAGTAATGGGTGATCGTTTTACAAGCAACTATTTTGCATTA